ATGTACCCATTATACTAAAAAACGCTTGCATAACAACAAATTATGCTATATATTGGCCGCAATAGCTGCAAATAAATTTCTAAGGTGTAAACAGCGACATTTTATGGCAATAACAATCATACCAGACCTAAATAAACCCTTGCCTGATGACTTTGAGGCCGAAGAACCTACCACTTTAGATAAAAAAGTAAAAATTGCAGCCAATACAGCTAAAGTTTTACTAGAAGCGGGGGCAGATATACCTATATCTACTATAGAAAAGCATGAGGCCGCCGAATTATTCAAACGTTTTACTGATCCTGAAGCCACAAACACTCTAAATGCTGCAACTAATAAAGCATTAAACGTTCCGGCAACAGTTCAGCATTTATATGTCATGCTTTCGGACTATGATCATCAAGTTGTACAAGAAGCCGTCCAGTTGAGACGGTTTGTTACAAATAAACTCATAGAAGACGCAGGATTGTCAGATCCAAGACATAGATTAAAAGCTTTAGAATTACTAGGTAAGATATCTGATGTAGGTTTGTTCTCAGAAAAAACAGAAATTACAGTTAAAAACTTAAGCCCAGAAGATTTAGAAACTCAAATCAAATCAAAGCTTTACAAAATATTAGGCACTACTTCTGCTATTGATACATCGTTTGAAATTATAGATGCTGTAGATGTAACTCCAGAAAAAGAATAGTATGGCATTAGATATTTCTGGCTTTACAGAAGCTGATGTACAAAAAGCTCTAGCTAATATAAGTCTGCTTGCAAGAAATGAACAAATACAATTACTTGCGGAGCTAGAAGAGTTAGAAAAAACAAGAGCATTAGATTTAAGACAGAATAAATTTTTGGAGTTTGTAAAGCATGTTTACCCTGGTTACATGGTTGGTGCACACCACAAGAGATTGGCTCAAATCTTTGAAGAAATTGCTAACGGAAAAAAGAAACGCGTTATTGTTAACATTGCTCCGCGACACGGAAAGTCCGAGCTCATCTCATATTTGGCACCAGCTTGGTTTTTGGGTAAGTACCCACACAAGAAAATTATTATGGCATCTCATACTGCTGACCTTGCAGTTAACTTTGGTCGACGTGTTCGTAACCTTGTCAGTTCTGATGCTTATAGTGATATCTTCCCTGATGTAGAATTACAAGCAGATAGTAAGTCAGCAAGTAGATGGGGAACAAATCATAATGGAGAATATTTTGCTATTGGTGTTGGTGGTGCCCTCGCTGGTCGCGGGGCTGATTTATTTATCATTGACGATCCACACTCGGAGCAAGATGCCAAGTTGGGACGACCGGATGTTTTTCTGCCTGCTTGGGAGTGGTTTCAGTCTGGCCCAATACAACGTCTTATGCCGGGCGGCGCGATTATTGTTGTAATGACTAGGTGGTCTAAGCTAGACTTGACCGGCCAAATAGTTAACCAAATGATAAAGACTGAAGGAGTTGACGATTGGGAAGTCGTTGAATTTCCAGCGATTATTGAAAACAAAGCAGGCGAAGAAGAAAGTCTTTGGCCTGAGTTCTGGCCACTAGAAGAGTTACAATCTAAGAAAGCTTCACTCGATGTACGATACTGGAATGCTCAATACTTACAGAACCCAGTCTCAGAAGAAGGTGCCCTCATTAAACGTGAGTGGTGGAATATATGGGAAAAAGAAGATCCACCTGATTGCGAGTTCACCATTATGTCTCTTGATGCTGCACAAGAAGCTAACAATAGGGCCGATTATAATTCGTTAACTACGTGGGGAGTCTTTTTTAACGAAGAGACCAATAATTATAATATAATACTATTAAATGCAATTAAAGAAAGACTAGAGTTCCCGGAGTTAAAGGAGTTAGTACTTCGTGAGTACAAGGAATGGGAACCAGACGCACTCATAGTAGAAAAGAAATCTAATGGAGCCGCTCTCTATCAAGAGATGAGAAGGATGGGTGTTCCGCTAGGGGAATTTACACCGGGTAAAGGGCAAGATAAGATATCCAGAGTTAACTCCGTGTCAGATCTGTTTAGATCTGGTATAGTGTGGGCTCCAGATAAACGTTGGGCTCATGAACTTGTTGAGGAGTGTAATGACTTTCCGTCAGGTGCCAACGATGACCAAGTGGATAGCACTACTATGGCGTTAATGAGGTTCCGACAAGGTGGGTTCATAAGACTACCAAACGATGAAGCTGAAGATATACCAGGATTTAGAAGTTCTAGGAATAGATTGTACTCAATTTAAGGAATAAATTATGGCAGATAATGTAGATAAAAGTATATACCAAGCTCCAATGGGACTAGATCAAGATCCACAAAACCCAGAAACCACTGCGCTAAGTATTGAGATTGAAAACCCAGACTCAGTAACACTAGATGATGGTAGCATGGAGATTACTATTATTCCTGGTAAAGAACAAGATGATGAGTTTAATGATAACTTAGCAGAAGAAATGGATGAAAGTCAGTTGACAGAGTTGTCAGGTGATTTGATTGGTGAGTTTGATGCTGATATTAATTCAAGAAAAGATTGGCTAACCACCTATGTTGATGGTCTAGAATTATTAGGTCTTAAAGTAGAAGACAGAACAGAACCATGGCCAGGTGCATGTAACGTGTACCATCCACTCATGACTGAAGCGTTAGTTAAATTCCAAGCAGAGACTATGATGGAAACATTTCCAGCTGCAGGTCCTGTTAAAACAATTATTGTAGGTAAACAAACTCCAGAAAAAGAAGCCGCTGCACATCGAGTTCAAGAAGACATGAACTATCAGTTAACAGACACAATGCCAGAATATAGACCTGAACACGAACGCATGTTATGGGGTCTAGGACTAGCCGGTAATGCGTTTAAGAAAGTTTATTTTGATCCATCGTTACAACGTCAAGTAGCGATGTATGTTCCTGCAGAAGATATTGTAGTGCCCTACGGCGCGTCTAATTTAGAAACAACAGAACGTGTAACTCATGTGATGCGTAAAACCCCTAATGAACTTAAAAAATTACAAGTTGCTGGGTTCTATCGAGATATAGATTTAGGTGAGCCGTTCTTAGACATTGACGAAGCAGAGAAAAAAATTGCAGAGAAACTAGGGTTCAATCCAACAGAAGATGACCGTTATAAAATATTAGAAATGCACGTTAATTTAGATTTAGAAAATGGTGATTCTGAAGATGGAATTGCATTACCTTATGTAGTAACTATTGAAAAAAGTGAAGGTACTATTCTAGCTATACGTCGTAACTGGAATCCAGATGATAAATTAAAAGCTAAACGTCAACACTTTGTTCACTATGGCTACATTCCAGGTTTTGGCTTTTATTGCTTTGGTTTAATTCATTTGATAGGTGCCTTTGCCAAATCAGGTACTATGATCTTACGTCAACTTGTAGACGCAGGTACTCTATCGAACTTACCAGGTGGTATGAAGTCAAGAGGACTTCGTATCAAAGGTGATGATACTCCTATAGCTCCAGGTGAATGGAGAGACGTAGATGTACCATCAGGTGCTATCCGCGATAACATCTTACCGTTGCCGTATAAAGAACCTTCACAAGTTCTTAATATGTTGATGAACCAAATCATTGAACAAGGTCGTGCATTTGCTAATGCTGAAGGCTTAAAAGTTTCTGATATGTCAGCTAATGCTCCTGTTGGAACTACATTAGCAATTCTTGAACGTACATTAAAAGTAACATCAGCTATTCAAGCGCGTATCTACTATGCGATGAAACAAGAGTTTAAGTTACTTAAAGGTATTATTAGAGACTACACTCCAGAAGAATATTCTTATGATCCAGATGTAGGTGATAGACGTGCTAAACAAGCAGACTACGATAATGTAGATGTTATACCTGTATCTGATCCAAATGCTGCAACAATGTCTCAAAAAGTTGTGCAATATCAAGCAGTTATGCAAATGGCTCAAGCTCATCCACAAATTTATGACTTAGCAGAACTTAATAAACAAATGCTAGAGGTACTGGGTGTTAAAAACATTGGTAAACTTATTCCAGCTGCAGAAGATAAGAAACCTAAAGATCCTGTAACTGAAAATATGGCTCTTATTAATGGTACACCTGTTAAAGCGTTTATATATCAAGATCATGAAGCACACATTAAAGTGCACATGGCAGCTATGCAAGATCCTAAGATTGCACAACTTATAGGTCAAAATCCTCAAGCTCAATTAATACAAGCGGCTGCACTAGCACATATTAATGAACACATCGCGTTTGAATATAGAAAACAAATTGAAGATCAACTAGGCATACCACTACCTAATCCTGAAGATGAAATTCCTAAGGAAGAGGAAGTACAAATATCTAGACTTGCTTCACAAGCAGCTCAACAGTTATTGCAAAAAAATACTGCCGAAACACAACAACAAGTTGCGCAACAACAAGCTCAAGATCCTCTTATTCAAATGCAACAACAAGAACTTCAACTTAAAGCACAAGAAGTTCAAATCAAAGCACAAAAAACAATGGCCGATATTGAAATAGATAAAGCTAGATTACAACTTGATAAAGCTAAAATGGACTCTCAAGAACGTATTGAGGGAGTAAAAATTGGAGCAAAAACAACATTTGATAAAGAAAAACTACAAGCAGACCAACAAACTCGTGGTGTTGAGTTAGGTATGCAAGCAGTGCATAAACAACAAGATATGCAAGTATCAAATAATAAAAAGGATCAACAACCACAGGAGTAATAAATCATGGATCAAACGCTAGAGCTATTATTGTCTCGAATAGATGATCAGCGCAAAACAGTATTAATAAATTTAGGAGACGGAGCAGCGAAAGATTTTGCTTCGTATTCAAATATGGTCGGATATATTCGAGGTCTATCCGTTGCAGAAGGAATTATAAAAGACCTTGCACAAAGAATGGAGACATTTGAAGATGAGTGAACATATACTCACGATGAATAAGAATATAGTTGATGCAAGTGGTCGACCAGTTCATATTCCAAGCGTAGATGAAGTAAAAGTAGAAGACATACCGATTGAAGAACGTGGTTTACAGTTACCTGAGCCTAAAGGATACAAAATACTTTGTGCAATTCCCGATGCGGCAGAAACATATAAAGGTGGTATTGTAAAAGCAGATTCGACTAGAACTATAGAAGAACATTCAACTGTAGTTTTATTTGTAGTAAAAGTAGGTGACCTAGCTTATAAAGATGAAACTAGATTTCCTACAGGTCCATGGTGTAAAGAGGGTGATTTTGTTT